GGAAGAATTCCATATTAGAATAAACTAATATAAGGGGGGGAACACAACATCACTAGTCCGGTCAACCACTGCAAACTAATTAAAGTCCAATGGAGCTGCCTTTCTTATGCAATGCCATGTTCGTTTCGCCAAAGGTCGTCATAATAATCATATGGAGTAGGGATGTAATGTTCTCCAATGTCTCTCATGGCCCTCTGTATCTCACACAAAGTAGAATTATACTTTGCTCGTCCGTGAGTGTACAGAAACCTTTCCATGTCAGTTAAGTTTGACCTCAACATGACCATATCACACGAGCTCGTTCTTATCCAATTGGATAATTCCAAGATCGTATCAATACTCATCCTCGCGACATAATATGATTGGTAGTCTTCATGTCTGGCAAAATGACACTTAAGATAAGTGACATGATTCCATTCTCTGAATCCTCCAACAACGCCTCCAGCTTCTTTCGTAGGGGGGGTTCCTAATACGCCATGGTCTTTCCAATGAGCCGAGATATTTTCAGGGTTGAAAATATGTTTCACGGCATCATTGACGGCACCTAAGATGTCATCTCCGTTTCCGGTTTCCCGGGCGAGCTTCTCTTTTACATCTAAGCTCAGATACTCTCGTTTGTTATAGAGTTTCATAAGATGTCGCCACGACAGTTTCCTGCGTTGCTTGTTGATTTCGGTATCGATGATTGCTGTTAATAACCATCCAGATGGTACTCCTATGAAAGGAACATACGCAAGTATTCCAAGAACATGAATACGCCAGAAGATTGACTCTCCTACGACATCAAGTACGTGGTCAACTGGTATTTGAAACCGAAGCCAACCTTTAAAGACATAGAGCGCGTCGTGAATGCACTCGTTGTCTGCTGTCCCATCGAAATTGCTCACATCTAAATCCCACCAGTTGGTACCAGCAGAACTCAAATGACGAATCAATTCCGTAACGTCCGGTCCGTGCATGTTGATTCCAATAGTCGAGCCGTTCTTAATTCCAGCGAAGGTGTAAGCCGCTAGAACTGATCCATAATACACGCGCATAATGATGAGCCATGCCATGTTATGGATGTTGAACATCCTGGTGTTAGCGGATCTCACTTTTTCAATCTTCCGTCTCTCATCTTTAAGCCAGTCAACATAATAGTTGTTCTTGCACCACATTTCTGTTTTAGCAATTTCCAAATATTCGTTGATCGTAGCCATAAGATCAGGTTTCGGTGAATAAATAGGAGCTCCTTTGTCAGATGTTCCAATCACGGTGAAAAATCCACTCTTCCCAATCTCACCCGAAGGACGAGCTAGGATAAATGGATATCCAGGTGATGTTCGCATGTTAAGAGGCTCAACCCAGCCAGGTATTCCGTTTATCGCTTCATCAATCGACAACAATCTTCTTGGGCCTCCGTAATCCCGAGTCAACTCAACGAATTGCTTCAATGAGTGTTCTCTACAAATTACACGATCAAAATAATCCCATCCTCCCGCTGTACTGTTGAATTTCTTCACAGCTTTAATCATTGGGGGATCTCCTGATGTATTTCGAGGATCTTTCATGCTCAAGATGACAGGTTCAGTGGTGTGCTTGAACGCTTTGTCATAGATTGGAGATGGAATGATATCAGATTTCAATGGCGATGGAATCATTCGGGTCTTCAACTTACCTAGTATGAGATGTTTTCCTGGTGGTGTATAACTAGGCAATTCATGGTCTTCCAAATTGTCAAAAGAATCAACTAGAAAATCAAAGGGCGGTGCATTAGCACATTGGAAAGTCATTTCCAATTTTTCAAGTCTCTCTCGTGTTATGAGACATGACCATCCTTTGTTTTGCTTGCTGTTTCCTATTACATGCATTCCCACGATTTTCCCGGTGATCTGGGGGTTAAGAACGATTAGTGGCGAACCACAATCTCCTAACTTCGTAGCAATATCGTATCGAACTCCAGTTGCAAAACCAGAAAAGGTCGTTTCTGTAGGTAGGATAACCTTGCCTACTAAATCGCATGTTTTCGCGAAAGAACGATCTCTTGTTGCCAAATCACTCTTGATCTGCAGCATAACCTGCGAGCCAGATATTAATCCAACTTCCTTCTCCTGAATGAAATGAGAACGGATATCAGCAAACGTTGGAATTTGCGGGCAATCAGTCAAATCTAAAACTACAAACTCATCATACTCATTATCACTAAGCTTACTTCTAATTACAAACTTATCTAATAAGACTACGTCATAATTTACTCCCATACGGGACAATGTTAAATTATATACACTTTGAATAGGCTGCATAATATGCCCTGGAACTACAACACAACGTCCATAGATACCAATATACTTGAGGGATCTATTTCCTCTCCAGATTGTACCTTGATTTGGAAAGATCTTTCCTCCAACATCAACAGCATTCTGGTCATTGGTTCCTTGAAAGCATAAACCTTTAGCTTTCTCAGCAATAAGCTTTTCAACGTCGGCTGCAGTTTTGGGTCGCATACCTTCTTCTTCTAACCTAATTATATTATTCTTAACCTTAGGGGCCGAATTTTGCGTCACACTCTCTAGTCTAATTACATTATTTTTGACTTTTGGGGCCGAATTCTGAGTTACACTTTCGAGTTGATCAGGGGCATCTTCCTTGACTACTGGTTCTTGTTCTTTTTCCAGTTCCTCAATGTCAACGCCCTCTCGCACAGGGACTTCAATGTCCATATTGCACGGTCCATGAAGAAGTAATGCGGTCGCTACGCGCATTTTCTTCGTATAACACCTATGGCAGAGATTTTGATATCTCATTGATGTTTCCATAGGGTTTTTCTTATGCATATGGGTAAAAGCCATATTACACTTCTCACACAGATGTACATGTGAATAAGCAACTCCATCATCTGGAAGATCCGCATGCTCATGTGTTTGAATCCTCAAAGTGTCTTCCTCAAACATCAAATTTTTCATCTTCATCTGCTTACGCACTTCACCTGATCCAACTGCAATTTTGAATTCCTCTTCGACATCATTACGATACATAGTTCTTAATTTATATAAACAAAATCCGGCAAATAGAGCTGGAACTATATAATTAACATACGGAATATACCTATTTAAATAATCCATAGCTTTCCTAACAGCTAAAGTAGCAAAGGCAATTAATGTATTCTTTAAACCTATCATCATAAAAGTGGCATCTAAGCCTCCTACTACACAAAATCTAAGAAAAGAATAAACAAATCTCTCTGATGGGCTAAGAGACATCAAATTGAACACTTCCATATTGAGGGTTGAACGGTGTACTTCAGTCAAAAACTGATCAGTGGCAGTACGTGTTGGCAAAGAATTTATTTCTCTGAACGTTTCCGATGTTGTCACTTCAACTAAAAAGTTGAACGATCTAATACCTAGACATCTCACAACATTGGCAAGTTCAGTCATAACATATCTGGGCTTCATGGTTTTCAGAGCCTGAATAAAACGTGCGAGTGGATGGTATCGTTTTCCAAAATACGCTCTAATTTCGGCTTCTGATTCATCATGATGCCTTGCGATTTCCGCAACAATACATAATGCCATTGGATCAGCAATATCTGCAAAGACCTGATTGAGTCCAGCCTCTGTTCGTCCATAAGCAACCACATTTCCTGCAATAATGGTCAAGCCAACATGAGTGAAATGGCTAACTTGGATAATGGTCTCCTCATCTTCTGCATTAATTGGATGAACATAATCATCGACGTTCTGAGCTTGTGGTGTGTACACAGCTTGGGCATCCTCATAAATATCATACACTTCATCTGTGAGTGATAATATGATTCTAGCCCATGCACGCGCCATTGGTGACATAAAAGGGATGTTATTAAGCGCGGTATAAACCACACGAAAAACTTGAACAGCCAATCTTCTCATACGAACTCGTAAACGTTGTCCGAGGAGAAACCTTTCTTGCAATACAGGAGGAGGAGCTCGAGGGTCATTGCGAATGATACGCTCAGCTCTTTGGCGAAACTCTAAGACGCGCTGATATATAAATTGTCGTCTTTGCTCAAACTCTTCCTGTGTTTCATGCTCCATACGTCTAATAAAACCTCCATTTGGTCTTTCAGGATCAATTGGAATAAGATCCGCATTCAACACACCAAGTTGTTCATACCTTTCTTCAGCTTGTACGCGCTCAATAGGTCCTAATAATTCTTCATTTATGGCTTCCATAGCCATTTCCTCAATATCATCTAATTCGGGGATAGAATCATAACCGTCTGTTGAATCTGCGTGACTGTTCTCATCAGATTCGGAATCATATTCAGATGAATCTCCGGGAATATCGACCTCGCCTAAGCCACCGGCTCTCGGGTCATTTGGGGCATCCGGATTATCCATGTTGAACTGGGCTGGTTCCTCATCTCTTACTAATATGATGTTTTCATCAGCTTCTTCGAGTCCTTTTCGCATGTCTTCAACAATCTTGTCATGAATCTGACGCAATTTTCCTGCGCACTCCAAAGATCCATCATAGACATAAACCTTGTCAACTGGGATTTCTGGTTGAATTCCCTTGACAAATCGAACCTGTTTACTCAATAACTCACCATGCTTAATGATCAAATAATTGAGAAGCGTTGGAAAATCTAATCCTGCCATAGTCGGATTCTTCATTCTTGCATAATCCAAAGGATCACGAATATTAAAACGCAAGTGATTGAAGTCATGGGAATAAGGTCTTTTTCTTCCTCGTGCATCCCTAATGGGGACACATTCGATGAGAACATCACGACGTCTCAATAACGCTTCACGGTTCTTAATTCCAGGTTCTTCAGGATAAGCTTGATTAGATGTTGTCATGATGCATTTTGATGTAAAATACATACCTTTCTTCTTCAAGTCAGCCATCTCCAAAACCATTGGAACATTGGATTTGCGTTGGATACATTCCATAGCTCTCTCAGGATCAGCAACCATACCTCCATCATCAATTTGGTAAACATATTGATGGTTATAATTGTCGTGAAACGATGAAGCTTCTGTCCGACAATATATATTTCCTTTAACAGGTAGATGTTGTGATTCCAGAATAGCGCGAGCAATAGCTGCACTAATTGCAGATTTTCCTGCACCTGGACTTCCGTAGAAATAATAATGAGGTGGGTCCAATCTTACAGCAAAATCAGGAGAATTAGTCATAGCAGAGCTAATAAGATCGTCAATTGTGCTCTTCATAGTGAGAAATTGGATATTAAGATCTCGGTTGTTCGCCTTTGTTATTCGATGGCGCAGATCATTAATACGATTGTATGTCTTCTTAAATAATTCTCTTCTCTCTGGTTGATAGCTAATGAAGCGCACATAATCATACTCATGCATTTCTCTAATGACTTCTGAGATTGAGACAAGTTCTTGAGCAATTGAGCTTTTGAGGTAAGTGTCCTTGAGTTCGGGATCATCATTATAGACATATTTGATCAAACATTCCATAACGGTCTCATAAATCGCTTGGTAACCTTCCATAAACGCTGTTACGCCCATTTTCATGTTATGCATCTCTCGTCCTCTCTGGGCTAAATGCTCCCACATAGAAAGTTTCTTCTTATTTTCCATAGCGCCTGATGACTTCAATCCAATTGCCATAACGACAACTGATAGCATCATTCCAATTTGGTGGGGTTCCCCTCCTGCTTGGAATTGCATGCCATTCCCCTCGGTCGGTTGATGCGGGGGATTGAAATACGCTTTTATTTGTTCAAAAACATGGAGCAATGCTCCAGTTCTTATGGATAAAGCCAAAGATAACTTCATAATGAAAGTGCCCCATTTCGCTAAACGATGTTCGTACAAAGTCTCGAAGAAATCTAACACCAAAACTCCAGCTAAAGCTGTGTCTCCTGGTGAGATACTAGTGAAACTGCGAATGAAACCTGCGATGTCGCTTGATGCACTCTCAAAACTGATGGCTGATCTTGTAACAGCCGTGGTTACACGATTTGTGGAATGATTGATGTTTTCCAAAGTTGTCATAACTCTTGATGGATAATTCAAGATTCGTCTCAATAAAGATGGTCCATTAGATCTTTGGGTGACTCGACGTTCTAAAGCGGCCAGTTCTGCTTCCTCATTTGGTAATCTTTCAGCATAATTTAACAGCTCTCGAATACGTGCTATATCAGGATCATCATCATCTGATTCAGGTGGACTTACGACTTCAAAACTACCAGTACTCCCTGGTGTGGGAGTGCGCGTTGGTGTTGAACCTCGACTAGGTGGTGATCGAGACGCATCATCTGATTGAAAATGATCTGGTACATCATCATCGTCTTCTGGAATAGGTGACAAAGGACGAGTAGCAACTGGTACAGCCAATCGTTTGAAACGTTCTAAAAATCCCGCATTTCGTTGGGCCAATGCTTCGAAAGTCTGATTTGCGCTTTCGTAAGCTGGATTTTCTCTTTCAACTCTTGGTGCGTCCACATTGTGAACAGGCAAAGTTCCAGTCAATCCGCCAATATCAGGAATACGCTCAGTATTTACATTGCCCAATCCATGATTGTGTGTAATCGATGTCAATGACACACGCAACAAATCATCAGGATTCAAGCTTTTCTGTGCAGTTGATGCGAGAATACGCACTGGGTTGTTATCAGTGCTATATACTTGAACTGCATTGGCAATATCAACACTACCTGTAACGTACGTGCTAGTTGGAAAATTATTCACAGCAACAGTTCCTGTAATGGGACCTGATGGTGGAAAATTGTTAACACTTACTTCCAAATTTTCCGGGGGTGGAATGGGAGGTAGTGAAGCAACATTCACAGTCAATGGTGCTCCTGGTCCTGGGTTCTTGAAGAGTTCACCAGCTGCCACGTCTGCATCATATACAATGTCTCTGATAGCTTTAACCAATGGACAATACTTATATCCAAGATATGAGAATCCAGCGCTCGTGGAATAATAAATGAGCGCTTTCTGGGCTGACTTCAAATCTGAAGAATGGTATGAATCAATGATCATGCAAGATGGCGTATAAAACTCATCTGACGCTTTAGCATCAAAAACTCCATCAACTTCACAAGGAAGAACGTAAAAGTTCATGACACCATACGGCGATAACTTTGCCGTGATCATAGTTGTTGGTAATTGAAAACGTACCATTCCTGGTCCTGAACCAAAAGCCATATTTCCTCCTATATCAGGATCAACTGGTGTCGGCATCTGTCGAGCAATCAAAACATCAGCATCACTTTGGATCATCACGTCAACATCTCCGTACCAATAAGTATACATTGAAGCAACTAATGGCGCATAGAGATTGGGATATCTTGTAACATGAGTTCCGTAAGACGAGAAATTCAGATAACCAGAAAGTCCAATGGGTGGAAAATTTTGGGCATCTCCGATTCCATATTTTGCAGATTTGACAATTACAGGCGAAACTCTGGATGTTAATTGAGTTAAGTCAATAATCTCTTCATAACCAAACGGAATAGGTCCAGTTGCAGTATCCTCACAAATCGTAATGCAAGCATTATCAGCTTGGAAGGATGGTGCATTGTCAGTTCTTTTATACTGCGTCACGTTTGATGGATTATAAAAACGCAACGCTGTATCAGCCTCCTGAGATCCTCTCACCCATACTAAAATGTCAATTGCTGATGAAACGTTTGTAGTAGCAATCAAGGGTGAAAAAGTAAACACTCGAATTGATCCAAGAGCATCTGCAAATTTCGGTCCTGATGGTTTGACATTTACATATCTCAAAGGTCGAATGTGGGTGTTAGGAATCTTGAAACAAAACTCGTTACTGGTATTAATATCAACAACAACATAAGGATATTGCGTTGCAGCACTAGCAGAAATGTTGCCTACTTCAGCTGGAACCCAGCAAAAAAGCAGCTTTCCTTGATGGTAAGCACTGCGTGACACTTGAACTTTCAATTCAAAGGTACCACTCCAATTAGTTGCAAACATCCCTAAATAATTGATGATAGATGTTTCGGTATTAGTGACATCCATTCCAAGGAAATCTTCCACTCGAGCGATCCATCTCAAACCTGTTAATTCGCCGGACGTACCAACTGTCCATTTGACTTTCTTAATCAAACTCCAAATTGATGTTAAATATGATACCGAAGTATCAGTATTGATAGGAGAACGATCAGAGTAAGCTCCTGCTAAACGAGTCGTAGAATAACGCCCTTGCATTTTGTTTGTTGTAGGATAATAAAATATATCCTCAGGCGAATTCATCTGAAAATGGTCTGGTCGGTCATCATCATCCGTTGGTGGAGGTGTGATGTACGTTGTTGGCACACTCACTTCAAGTCCTTCAATTGATGTTTGGATCTGAAGGTTGAGAGATTGCACTAAATTCGTCGGTGCAATGAAGGGAGCGAGTTCTGTTAAAAACAAGCTTCCAAATAAACTCAACTTCGGATCTGACTCCAAGATTTGTTTCGTCTCAATCAGAGGTGTAGGAAAAGTATAAGGAATAACCAACTCCAGTTCCGTATTCTCATTGGCATAAAACTCTTGGCCTAATCCTGTTCTAAGGAATAGCGGTCTTGAGGTTGCAGACTGAGTATTACCTGGACAAAATATTAATCGTCCCATTCCCTGATAAAATCCGTTGGTCTCATATAAGATGGTAAACGTCACACTCTGCCATTTGACATAACGAAATTGCGTGAGAATGTCTCTCACAGCACGATTGGAAAATGCATCAACGACTGGAATAGTGACTAAGTCAATACCAGTCGCTTGCCAAGTTGTTGTTTGCAACAAGAACTTTCTAGCTGCTCTTGAGGCATAATCCCATGCTGGTGGATTCGTATTCTGGATGGTAATCGTACTTTCCGCAATGGCTGAATCTTCGGGATTCTCGTCTAAAATGACTGCATCGGGTGTATCTGCGCTCATGAAAATTGCGGCGGCATCGCCGGCAATATTCAAGGCATCATTCGCTAAACCAGAGGCTCCCGATTCTGCATCGAGACGGCTCTGAGCAGCTCTATCATTCGCATTCATCGTCGATAATCCCATTGGTCGTCCTTGGGGATGTTTTTCTCCTCCATACATTTGGTACTTGGTTTCTCCTTTGGAGTCCGCACGTAAATTCTGAACAGTATTATAAACATCAAAGCCAGCCTTAATGACATCCTTTGCAGGATTAATCATATTAGGCATCGATCCCTCTGATGCTTCTGGTGGATTTTTCTGTTCTAATCCCTCACTTGCTCCTTCAATATCTGCTGCATGAGCAGCTGGATTGACGGGATGAGGTACATGATGGGTTTCACGACGGTAACCTGCAGCTTCACGAACTTGCGTGTTCGTAACTCTGCTACCAAATCCTCTGCGATCATGTTGTCCATGTTCTCGGACGGGATTGATCATTCCCTGTTGACGGGCACCTAATCCATTTCCTTCCCAGCCTTGCTGAATCATCATGCGATGAACTACTCCATTTCCGACTGGAAATTCGTTCACTCGCGCAGCACGTTCTGCTCGATTATTCATATTTGTGCGTCTAAATCGCACAGCCTGGAAATGGTCAGGTTGGTCGTCGTCTGAATGGTGTAGAGGATATCGTTCTCTGTGTAAAACCAACATACAATCCCAATCTTCCTGACTATAAAAATATCGATCAGAAAGTTCGGAATCGGAGTCGTCTGACGAAGAACTATATTCACTGTCATCCAGTTCATCCAGAAAATCACGGGGATCTGGTGGTGGTGGATAATGAATCGAATCTTCCTTTTGGGGAAAAAATCCCACTGGCCAAGACAAATAGTCCTGTTCTCTAATCCGCATATGATTCGGAAAAGCGAAGTAATCAATAGCATAATCCATTGCCACATACAAAATCCCAGTTGCTTCTCTGGTACACCCCATTCTTCTGAAATGGACTTCATGGTAAATTTTCAGTTCTTTGATGGCGGTTCGCCATCGTTCAATTTCATCTGGTTCATAAACTCTGTCGGGATGTCCGTATCCGTAAGGAATTTCCCAGTCATTCAAATGGGGTACCGTTTGAATATACCAAGAAAAGAGCCTGTCCAAATGTCCTTGTTCAGTCACTCTATTGCGCAAAGCGCAGTTAAAGTGTTCCTGTCGTAACCATTCATCCAATTCAATATGTAACGGGAGGGTGTTGCCCGTTAGTGCCATAATAGCACTCAGTTTGGAAATTTCTCGTTGATGTTGAGAACTAAAATCTTCCAAACAATTAAAAAATGGTAATTCGTCGAAAAAAGTGGCAGGGCCGCGAATGGTTCCTGCATTCTGTGTAAAACTTTTCATTTTCCCCTCCTTCCTCTAAAACTATCTACGTATTTCGGATAACCTTCCTACATACGCACACAAAAGAAATCTGGTCGTAAGGATCTAGACGCAAGCTTTTCAGATCTGTTTTCATTTCACCTGCATAGTACAGGCTGCCCGGCTTTGGATTAAAGATTCGTACGTTATTGTCCGACAGTGGTTTTAAAGCTCACCGTTCGCGTGGCTCAATAACAACATGTGATGGAAATACTGCCTCCCCTAAATGGGTTTCAACAGCTACACATGCTAAATCTCCTACAGCACTAAGAGCATTTATAGGGAATTACTCAAACTAATTTACATACCTTGGGGACGCGGAGTCAACGCGCAGTGCTCGTCCGATCAAGTCCTTACAGTACATGTTTCGTTCTTTCAAACATCTTAAAACTAATGTTACGTGAAATAAGAAGAGGTAAAAGATGTCCTTAACTAAATTTGGCTAGATACTCTTTACATAATGTCAGTGTTGTATCTTAAAAGCTACCATTGTAGTGAAAAGGGGGGGG